TCTTTATCTACTTTAGTGCCAACACCCTCTTCAATAGTGTCTTCCACTCCCTTAACATACGCCTTACTCATTTCATTTAATAATGGATTAGTCGATAATGTTAAGTCAGCTAAAGGTGCAACAGAAGAAAAGTCAGCGTCTTCACCAAGACCTAGCAACGCCAAAGTAGTTGGCGAGTTCAAGTTATTGACAACAATTGCTTCTTGACTATCAATAATGTTGTCTAAAATTTCACCAAAAGACTTTTCTAAAGATTCAACTCGATAAAGAGTCTTTTCTTCCCAAGTAGCTATATTCTTATCATCAAGATTCTTCATTAGAAAGCTCACTAGGTACTTGGGCGGCAGGTACTTCAACCTGCTGAGTTCCTTGTACGTTTGCTAAACCTTCTCCACTAGGTACTTGAGCCGCAGGCGCTTCAATTAACTGTGTGCCTTGTACCTGACCTAAAGGCACATATCTACCTGTTTCTGGATCAAATTCCCCAAGTTGTTGATTGCTTGCTGCTTGACCTTGCTGACCAAACGGAACTCCTGCTTCCAGAACATCTTCTGTGTCTTGATTCATTGGTTTTTCAGTATTAGCGATAGGTGTTTGATTTGGATTAGATAGTAGCGAATCAGCAATATCTGATTCTACTTTCTTTCGTCCAGCTGACTCTCTATATTCATTGACACTGATTAATCCTAGCTGAAATTCAGTTAGATTATGCTTTTCTCTTTCTTGACTAGCTAGAACAAGCACAGGTACGTTAGTTATGTCAAAATCAATAAAATTATCAGGATCAATTGCATCAAAAGACCTAGCTATCAAATCTAGATGAGGTGACATGGTTTCCATCCAAAAAACTTTACCTTCTTCCATAGCATTAGAGAAAGTCCTATTAGCAGAGTTACCTATAATTGATTCAGGCACACCAAACGCAGCTAGTATTTCTTCTTTGGTTATATTTCTCATTTGCACATATGCCGCATCTCTAGGACTTGCCGCTGTGTCTACAAAGTCGGCACCATCATCTGATGAAATAACACCAACTGAACCAGCACGCCCAATGTTTCCTTGAAAACGAGATCTTAGCTCATCTTTGTCTTGCTCGTCTATTTCACTTCTTATGACTAGCAATCCTCCGGGTCGTCCGTCATTTATCAAAAAGTTTCTATTGTAAATTTTAGCTAAGCTTTCAAGCTCTATTGCAACTCCTGCTGCTTCCATAGGAGTCATGGACAAGTAAGGGTCTAGCGGATGGGGGCGTCTTATCCAAATAACGTTCTGTGGTTTTATCGTTCTTTTCTCGTGAGCGCTTATCTTTACTTCAAACCCTTTTACAAACTTGTTAACATCAGGAATCGGTGAAGTGTTCTGTGGAGGCAGAAGATGTAACGCAATAGGCATCCCGCCTCTTCCTCTAACAATTTCAACAAACACCCCTCTACTGCTCATAAGAAGCTGAGATGATAATCGATATCTAAAAGCGAAAGCGTTTTCTCCATTATTAGCTGTGTTGTTAAAAAGTTTTAACAAATCATCTTCTTGAACTATCTCTCCAAAAGGACTGTTGTCTTTACGGAGAATCATAGGTAATCGTGCTTGATTAGACGATATAACGTCAATGCACCTAAATACCCATGTTACCTGAGATACACCCTCTTTATATGCCTTTACAATATCCCAACCATCATGGTAGCCTGATCCTTTTTGCAGAGAAGGGCTGTATGAAATTGGAGCACCTACTGAAATAGGCATGGCTTTTGACGCTGCGTTACGTAAAGCGTCTTCCAAAGATTTGTTAGAAGTGTTCCAAGCCATTTATTAATCTGCTCCTAAAAGGACTCCATATATTCCACAACACAAGCCACCACTTGCTAAACCCCACCCTAAACTTAGTATACTAATACCAACTAGGATTAGACCTATAGAAATTACCATTAAGGTATGGGCCGCAAATGTACGACTCAAAAATTTCTTCATAATAATACTTTACCGTTATTTTGCACAGGAGACAAGCAAATATGTCCACAGAAGCAGCGGATTGGCAAAAAATCAAAGAATACTTAGAACCTAAAGGGTCAAACTATTGGATAGAAGAGCCGTCTTTGACACAAAAAGTCTTTCTGAAGTCTGAAACAACAGAAGTTCTTTTTGGTGGTGCAGCAGGTGGGGGAAAGAGCTCAGCCTTACTTATGGCAGCTTTACAATATGTTGATATCCCAAATTATTCTGCTATTCTCTTTCGACGGACATATGCTGACTTAGCTTTGCCCGGAGCACTCATGGACAGGTTCAGAGAGTGGGTCAGTGAATACGATGACGTTCACTGGAACTCTAATATGTACACAGCCACATTTCCCAGCGGGGCAAGAATAACTTTCGGATACTTAAATAATGTAAATGACTATCTTCGATATAAAGGTTCAGAGTTTCAGTTTATTGGCATGGACGAAGTTACAGAAATTAGAGAAGCTGATTATAGGTATATGTTCTCTCGTTTACGTCGCCCTGCGAATGGTCCACTATCTACGGTTCCGCTTAGAATGCGTGCCGCAACAAACCCTGCTCCAAATTGGGTAAGGCAACGTTTTCTTGTCGAAGGTAAAGAACACGGACGAATATTTATACCGTCTAAACTAACAGACAATCCCGGAATTGACCCAGACTCATATCGTGCAGTACTGGCAGAACTAGACCCAATCGAACGTAAGAGGCTTGAGTTCGGTGACTGGTGGGCAACTACCTTAGGATCAATGTTCGACAGAACTAGCTTTATTACTTTAGAGCCAAACGAGATGCCAAGCTTTTCAAAAAATGCGTCACTAGTAAGATTCTGGGATTTAGCCGCAACTGAACCAACTCCGTCTAATCCAGATCCTGACTGGACAGTCGGCTGTCTCGCAGCTTTTGAAAATGGAATATTCTACATAATAGATATCAGACGAATAAGAGCTAAAGGTGATAAAATAGAAAGCTTTATACGGCAGACCGCAATAGAAGACGGTCCTGAGATACCTATACGAATGGAACAAGAACCCGGATCTGCTGGTAAAAACTTACTTGACCAATATGCGCGTTACGTTCTTCAGGGATATGATTTTACTGGACAACGTGCTACAGGTGATAAACAGACAAGAGCAAAACCACTATCAGCCGCAGTAGCAAACGGAAATGTTCGATTATTAGAAGGAGCATGGAACACTGACTTTATTGACGAGATGTCTGCGTTTCCTGAAGCTAATGTTCATGACGACCAAGTGGATGCAGCAGTCCATGCTTTCAACCATTGCGCAGGGCTAGGTATGGGCCTAAGGCGCAAAATAGAAATTATAATCTAGTCTACTTCCATTTCTTGCATGAAGATTCTTTGAGCATCATAAAGCTTTTGCCGATATTCAGTTCGTTCAGGGTCTACTCTATCCTTAGACGCTTCTATTGCCGATAAGGCTGCAACAGCTACATCAAAAGGCAAAGTTATTGTGATATCTTTTTTATCGCCATCCATTAAAACAAAGTTTCTGTTTGCTTAAATCTTCCACTTTTAATTTGCTTTTGCCTATCAATGCACGCAGAATGCGCCCATGCTTCTGGCTCAGACATGAAGGCTAATGAGTTGCTACCGCCTTGTTCACGAATTTGTGCCCACCCCGAAACTTTTCTATAAGCGCCGACACTAATTTCAACGTAGTCATCACAATAGTAACACTTCTTTTTTTCTTTTGCCACTAAATCTCCTTTAAAAAGTTAAAAAGCTGTACTTTTAGTCTATGGCTAAAATTATCTATCTCTAAGCAGTGTTGCGCCGCTTCTGCATCTGGAATATTTCTGTGGAAGTCAATGTACTCGTTTAATGCATTTAAGAGCGCCCACTTTGTCTGACCAAACACACCTTTGTTATAATCTGTTCTAAACAACTCATTTATTTTCTCATGCACAGACTCTGCATGCTGTCTTTTCTTTTTAGTGTTTGCTTTATCCAAAGACCAAAATTTATTCAAAGTAAGAGTAACTTTATCATCTGTAATCTTAACTTGCAAATCTTGTAAAGCAGAAACTACCTCAGATGACCATTCTTCTCTCATATGTAAAACTTCTTGGGCTTCCTCCAACCTATCTTTAGCATTTGGAGTATGCCTCTTTTTCAAAACAAAGTCATGCTGTTTAGAGTCTATTCTGTAAACTGATTTGTTTTTGCGACGAACATCTAAATTGTAGTAACACACTGGCATGCTACCATCATGGGAAGTCATTACGACTACATACGAGTCTATATATTCAAGTACATCTCCGACTTGTAACGAGTGCCCTGAAGTTTTAATGCTAACGTAGAACTTTCTACCGTCATCTAAAACGCCACAGTTATGCAAAGATGTTGCACTAGAAGACTTTTCTACAATTGCTAAGGCTTTATCAACAATTAAGCTGTTGGGCAATATTTCATATCTACCTTTTACAACTTCCCAGTTATCTAAAAAATCTGTTTCTGGATTGATTCTTCCAGTAACGTATCGGTCTGGAACAGAAACAAAAGCTTCAAGGTTCTTATCATAAACTTGAACTGGATTCAAAACAACAATGTAGTCTGCTTTACTTTTTGATAGGATTTCTTCCTTAGTGAAAGACTCATTAATTGAAATTCCAAGAGAGTCCCATTGCTTTTGCTTGGGAGTCATACGTGATCTGGTAAACCTGTGCGTCTCTCTATATGAATTTCTTCACCAGTTTTTGACTCTATCGGCACCCATGCTTTTGAGTATGAGTACTTTTTAAGGTTTCTTGATTTCAAAAGGTTGCCTGTCTTCAAAATATCAAACTCTTCTGGTTCCATAATAAGCATATCTTGTATTTCAGTATCAGTATATTTTTCGGTCATTCTAATGAACTTCATAACTCTGGCTAAATACTTTCCAACCGAAATACTTCTATACCTATTTAACTGAATATGCAGTATCATGGCATCCACATCATCAACGTCTACAACCACAACTGGAACTTCTTTTATATTGTTTCTGTGTGCAAGCGCCCAACGATGGTAACCATCAATAATTGTGCCATCAGGTTTAATAGTCAAAGGATGCAACATCCCGTACTTTTTTATTGATTTGACTAAAACTTTTCTATCTGATCCGGGCACATGTCCGATTGTTTGCCACTTTGAAGGTTTTAAGTCAGATGTTTTTGCATAGTCCATAATTATAGAATATTCTAAATTTTGTAAAAAGTCAACTTTGGTCTTGTCTTCGGAGTCGATCTGATCTTGTTCTTGGCCCAACCGGAACAGGTGATCCCCAAATCTCAGAGATCATCAAAGTCCTAACACAACTTTCAATCGGATATCCGTATGGGTCTTTGGCTCTTGCTTGTTTGAATTGATGTGCAAATACCATAGCTCTTTTTTTCAAACCCGGAGTCATATACGTATTCTCAATGCATTCTCTCACTCCATCCCATCCATTTGAAGCATATGACATAATAGCTTTTTCAACATCGTACTCAGGCCAAAGACGTCGGTGTCCATCCATGTGTGGGAAAATTTCAATAATCCTGTCGTAAAACTCTGGCTCAGTTCTGATAACATCCGCTATTCTTCGTGCGGCAATAATGTGTACAGCCATACCAACTCTCTGATTAGCTCTACCTAAGTAAGCTAAATCATAATACTCTGAAAAAGTTCCATTATGCTCTTCAGTGACAAACTTCATAACATCATCGGTTCCCCAGTCATATATAGGTCTAGTTAGTCTTAATGGGATAGATTTAGATAATCCCTTAGGTCGAGTTATATAGTTCTCATGAAGTTTTTGCACAACAGTTCTGTAACGAAGCATTGACTCATTTGCTCTAATACCTAGAAGAAAAGCTACTCTTCCTGATTTGCCTTGCATCAGGTATTCATCCATTTTTCTAGAAATCGTTTTGGTCCGATCTTCACCAAAGTGTTCAGCAGTTATCGCATGTTTTGGTATGTCAGTAAACAGTCTTCCTTCTGACTCTCGCATTGCGCTCCAAGTTAATAAGAACTCTCTTTGTCCCAAGCAAAACAGTTCGCTAAACGTAGGCAAGCAATACCATTCCATATCAACCCAGTCATACTCACTCACTTCTTTAACAAACTTAGTCACAGAAGGGGCAACAAACTCTTCATCTCTGTACAAAACTTTAACAGGGCCTAGCCCTCTTTTCTCATGGATCTCTTTAGCTAAATACAACATCGCAGTCGAGTCTTTACCACCAGAAAAACAAACACATACAGTATCAAACGTATCATAAATGTGCTCTAATCTTTTTCTGGCAGCATCAACACAGTTTATGTCTAAAAACATTCTTTTTCTTGGCATGCTTATTGATCCATATTTTGGTTGATAAAGTCAAGAATTTGCTCAGCAGAAGTGTCACCCGAGTATTTATCTGACGACTTAATGTGTCGTAAAAAGTCATACCATTCTCTTTGCTGATTTGTGTCTTCAAAAACTAACGTATATTGCACTGTTACTTTTTTATTAGACGTCACAGGCGTGACAGTGCTTCCTTGAGTCACTATATCCTCAGTACTTGATGTTGGATTAAAAGACTTTCCGCCTTCACCACTATCAGGAAGCTCATCTACAAACTTATGATCTGAATCATCTGGCTGTGGCGAAACAATTATTTGAGGTGCTTGCCATCCCTCATTACTGTCTAAAGCTCTAGACTCTTGTATGACAGAATTTTCAATAGCTGTAACAGCAAAATCATCCCAACCTAACAAATCAAAAAACTCAGGGTCAGCCTCTGAAACATCTGAAATAAGGTCATACAGGCTCTGCTTATCTATTTCCCCAAGTTCAGATATCCTATTATCTGCTAATGAAAATGCAATTGCGTCTTCCTCATTCAAGTCCACTATAGAAACAGCTATCTCATCCCAGCCTAATTCTTTAGCTGCTGCCAACTGATGATTTCCTGCTATAACCGTAACTTTCCCACTAAGATCTCTCACCGCTACAATTGGTTTTAGTTGCCCAAATTTATTGTAAGAAGCTTTGATAGCATCAACATCTCCAATTCGTGCATTGCCTTCTAACGGAGTAAGCGAGTTTATATCTACCGCTAAGTACCTTATCGCATCATCTATTTTATCTATCATTAAAACTTCACCTGAGATCTAACATTAGCTGCAAGAGTTCGTAAAGCATCACAAGCAGTTCGTAGGGAATGCAACTTTTCTCTCTTGGCTTTTACTAAAGCTTCAGCAACTAATGTTTCGTAGTGCAACTCGCTTGTCTTGTAACCCGCCCAGCTTTCTTTTTGCTTTACTGCCCCTTCAGCAGCAAGATATTCTTTAAACCAATTCTTCTTGTATTCCGCTTCTTTTACAGCATGCTCTTTAACTAAAATTTCAAAGTCTTCAGTTTCTTTTTCCATCTGCTGGGTAATGCGTATAAGCTCTGTTTCTATTTCGACTGAGCTAATTGGTTTTGATCTATTAAACGAATCATTCATAACTATATTTTATTGATTATTTGACATCTCGTCAAGAATTGTTTGAAGCCTATCAACTTCAGAATCCCAGTTTACCTTGACACCTGCAACCCCTTTACTTAACAAATAGTCAAGATGCTCATTGCCAAGCTCTTGCTCTAACCACCTTGCCCACACCAAAGGATTTTTAGACTGCTTCCAATGACACGAAGCACAAAGAGCTAAAGCATTTAGCTCATCAGTTCTAGTGGCTGAAATACTCCGAGAAATAATATGTGCACACTGAATCTGCTTGCCTTCTCCTCTAGTTATCCCACACCAACGACAAGTAAAATTATCACGTGTTCTAACGACGAGACTATGCAACTTAGTTGCTTTAGCTTTCGCCTTCTTGCCATAGTTGGTAGGCATTACAAAGGAATGTTTTGATTCAATGGAAAGTACCAACCTCCTTGTTGGTGCTGTATTGCTGGCGAAGGCATATCAGGTCTATGATTAACGCCAGAGTAATGCAGAATTGCCGTCTCTCTCCACAAGTCAGGATCATTAGGAATTGAACCACGATGCATCAGCCTAGCATGCCAAAGCAAAACATCGCCTTTTTTAGCTAAGAACTTCTCAATCTCTAACTCACCTCTATTTAAGATGTCTTCAAACATGGGAGTAAGAAATCTCTCTGAATATTTCGGCCATAAAGGATCACGCCTCTCAGACTCCTCTAATCGAGCCAAAGTCTTGTCTTGCGTAATAATAGGTAAAACATGTGATCCACGAACATACTCAAACGGTCCAGAATCTTCATGAATGTCATCAAGCGCTACCCAGATTGCTAAATAGTGATCATAGTTTGAATCAGGATTCAGATAACCATCTTGGTGCCAATTCCTTTGAGTTGATTTCCACCCAGTTAGATTCAAATGCACCCCCATCGGTTCACCAATCAAAGAACGCATAACGTCTTGTAGTGGACCAAATGTTGAGATGTTCATCAAACTTGGCACTTGATAGTAGGCGCATTCTCCGGGATATCCTAAAGGCCTGTCATGGTTTACTCTGTTGTGTTGAATCCAATCAGCACGATATGCTTCAATCAGTGGCTCTGGTATGAAGTTATTTAGTATAACCACTCCATCTTTTCGCCAATCTTTTTGCATCTGTGACAACGTAGATTCATCCACGTCTTCTCTATCTAGTAACGGCAACAGGCCGTCAGGAATATTACCCGCTAAAGAATTCATTTCATCTAACAAGTCAGGATGATTTTTTAGTTTTTCACCTAAAAAAGTATTTAATCGTTTATTCATTTGTATTCTCTTTCAACCAAAAAGGTATTTCAGGAAGCCCATTTTTCCAACTATCTCTGATGCGCTCTGCTTCTAAATAGTGGCGATCAGAATTGCACCAACTTTCTAAGTGCAGTCCAACAAGTTCAGCCTGTTTTGGATTATCAGTGACCCTCCTGTGACATTTACGGCATATAGCTAATAAATTCTTCTTATCTAATATGCTACCATTTTGAGATCTATTTATAATCTCATGGACATCAACAGTTTGATTTACTTTAACAATTCCTGATTTGCCGTCATAAACGCTAAATATTATGCATGCCTCACAGGACTGATACTCATTAAGCATGTTTGAAACTATCTTACGCCTATCCACATACTTAGATTTCATTTTGTCAGATCTTGGTTTAAGTGGTGTGCGCTTAAGCTGTTTATTTCCTCGTTTTAAAGGAGTTCTTCTTAAAGGCTTACCTCTTTTCATCTTGC